TATGTTCTCCTAAATATCATATTTTTATAGTGGTGTCCACGTTTGCGTGTCCCCAGTATTTATAGGAGTCCACGATTGATTGTCGCCAGTTATAATCGGCTGCCAGATTGTTATACTAAGGCTACCAGACCCTAAAGTCAAGTTATTTGCAGTAGGAATTATTCGCTGTTGAGTGCTAAAATCAAGCGTTCCAGTAGTTGATTGTATATCATTGCCAGTAACATAATATCTTGATTCAAATCCTAAAGTTCCTAGTGCAGGGGTTAATTCATTTCCTGTAGGTTGGGTTATATTACTAGCAGCTATTGTAATTGTGCCTGATCTTAAATTTAATATATTAGTTCCAACACTAAAATTAGCATCTAATTTTAATTCTGGATCTCCTATTTCAACACTTACCGATGGGCCTGGGCCAACTTGAATAACAGTTGGTAAAGCTACAGTTGGTTGTGTAGTTCCAATAGTAACTTCTGATCCAGTAACATCAAATTGTGCATCGAGTTTAAAGTTTACAGATCCAGTTGTAGAATTTAATTGAACACCAGTAACTGCTTCAGTTAAAGAATCTGCAATTATATTTGGTGATTGAACAAGAGCTTGTAATAAATTAGTAGTAACTTCAATATTATTATCTGCAACAACAGTTGCATTATCTAAAGTTAAAGATAACTGATTACCTGTTACAGAAATATTTGCTATTCCTACAAAACTTAAATTTCCTAATTCAAAAGATAATTCATTTCCAGTTGGTTGAACACCTGCGTTTGCTAATACATTTACTTGTGGGCCAATACCTCCCCAAGCATCAACTCCATAGAAGTCAACGTTCCACGCATTAGTATTAGGTGAAAGTAAGTTTAGGTTATTTCCAGTGACTGAAGCAGATACATCTATCCCTCCACCCCATACACCGTTATCCCAAGTATTTAAACCCCAAGGTGTAGCCATAATTTTCTATTATGGCAAACTGTACTACGATATTCTCAAAATCGCACTTGTAGAGTTTGCGTCTGGAAACTGAATTGTAAAGTCACCGTTTGTTGAAGTCTTGTCTCCGCCAAAATCTAAAACAACAACTGCTTTATTTGCTTGTGATGTATTGTAAATCAAAGCAGCAGAAGCTGTAATAGTTGCAGTAGAGAAAGTTAAATCTGAAAAATCAACGAACGCAACATTGTCTGCAACACTAACAGCTGTGTTAGTTAACTCAGCTCCAGCAGCAGTATAACCTGTTCCTGAAGTTTCGTTATCTGTAGTGTATACAGTAGTTCCAGCAGCAGAAAAACCAGTTACAGTAGTGTACAAAGCTAATTGAAATGTATCACCAGCTGAAGTGCTAAAATTATGAGTTCCTAGAAACAGTTCTTGTTTAAAACTATCAGGTACTATGTTTGCCATTTATCCTCCTACTTAGATGGGTCAATAGATTGTAAAGGTACACGGACGACCCCATCCACATACTCATCTCTTCTTCTACGACCAGTTTGTTCAACACCAAACGATTGTAACGCTTGTTGATATGATTGTTCATATACTTGTATCATATCTGCTGGGCCTTTCAAGTATTTATATGTTTCTGAAAGACATCCGTATAATAGTAAATCTTCAGCAAATGTCGAGATATAACTTGTAGCAGATGTAGTGCTAGTAATCGTTGCTGGCTGTGCATAATAAGCAATAGTCACATTAAAATTATCTGCTGGAGTCGGTGCTACTACCCAAGTATCATTATCCCAGTTTGCATAATATTTTGGAGTTCCATAAGTTGTTGATGGAGTTGGATCATATTCAGCCATAAAAGAAGTATCTTTTTGTTCTAAAAAAGTTTGATCTCCTGATGAATTAGTTATTTGAATATATCTAATATTTCTTAAACTTGTTGGAGTAGATACATATCTATTTCCAGAAGTCATTGCTGCAGTTGCATAAGCTCTAAATGCATCAATGTTTGCTTCTCTATAAATTCTATTTTCTGTGTTTTTAGTTATTTGAGTAATAGTAGAATCAGTTAGACCATTACTATCTACTTCAGTATAATTTCTAATTTGTGTTTGTAGTTCTCCGTAATTCATTATGCAGTTAAAGTTACCGGGCCAGCCGATATACTTCCTCCTCCAAATTTTCCTGATCCATTTGCAGTATCAGTTGAGTTAAATGTATAATTGTTTGCATCTGTTACTGTTATAGTAAATCCTGATGCATTATTCAAATCTGTAATTGCAAAAAATGTTTCACCATTTCTAAATCTAACTGTATTACCTGTAGATCTACCGTGGTTATCTTCATAAACAGAAATAGTTGTAGAACCAGAAGTAGCGGTCAATGGATTTTCATCTAATATTCTAGCAACAGCAGGTTCAGTTCTTGCAGGTCTAGCATTTTGTAGACCTTGTGGATCTGCGCCACGTGGTTTTGGTTCTAGTTGTGGGTGTTTAGCTTCATATTCAGAATAATGAACTAAAGAGCCGTTCCATTCTCTAACCATTTCAGTATATGGAAATGCCATTCCTGATCTGTCAGATATTGCTAATGAATTTTTTCCTCTAGCAAAAGCCATTATACTCCATCTCCATAAAATGTTTGTGGTGAAATAAATACTGAAGTTCTTTGACCATCTTCAGTTAAAGCTCTTTGTAATTCATCTTCATACAATAATCTTAATTGTTCTGTTTTTTCTGGTGTGTGTTTTAATGATAAATAATATGCAAGACCAGAAGTTAAACAAGGTAAAAATCTATAGACAACATCTGGTGTATTAGTGTAAGCTCCTACGTCTTCTATTCTTGCAAGATAATAAAATTTTAATTGATAATTAGATCCAGAAAAACTTGATCCTGGTGTTTGATATAAATAAACACTTGGAGCTACAGTTCTTTGAACATAATATTGTGATGGTGTTCCTTGTGATAATTTATTTGGAATTGCAGCATAAGCTGATCTATCTATTTTACTTAGTGTTGTATCAACAGGAGCTGTTGCATCACTATTATTTCTTACATATGCTTCTAATACATCATTAATATCATTTGGAAAATTTGATGCATCGCTTGCATAATTATATTCTGCTTGACCTTGAACTAAAGGAATAGTTGCTTGTTTAACTTTCCAAAGATGTATTCCTCTATTACCCCATTCAGATAATAAAATATTTAAAGAACGTCTTGCACCTTTTAAATGATAACCAGTACGACTACCACCTACTCCAGCTCTTTCATAAGCTTCTTCAATTATTTCATCGATCTCTAAATCGAATGATGTTGTACCAGAGGTAGCCATCTGTCCTCCTATTTATCTATAAATAATGTAACTGTTAATGCACTACTATTTGCTGTTACACCAATTCCATCAACAATTGCTGTTCCATTAGTTGAAGCATATAATACTCCATCTTCAGGAATATTTAAAGTTTCAGTTGCACCTGCACCAACAGATATTGGAATATATACACCTGTGTTAGTTGAAGAACTAACAGTTGTTGCATCAGCCAATCCATTAATAATACAAGATCCTGAACTTCCAGTTGATTGAACCATATATCCTCTTAATCTTGTTCTACCTGTGAATAGAACTGCATCAGTAGAAGATGATGCTACTACAACTGGTTTTACGTCTGATTTGTAACTCATAAATTTTATCTCCTAAATTTTAGGAGCACCCGAAGGTGCCCCATAAATTATTATTCGCTTGGTTTGCCGTTATCTTCAACTGTGTAGTAAATAGTTACTAAAGTAGTTGATGATAATGTAGAAGATGCAACACCTGCACCGTAGACAGTTGAATTACCATCTAATACAGTATTAGTTGCAGTTCCTAGTTCACCATTAACTTTTCCAGATTGGAAACCGTTAGCACTTAATGCAGATGCAAGAGTAGTTGTTCCTGCGCCTGTAGTTGTAGTGCCTAAGTTAAGTGTTTTGTCAGCTGCACCAGTTGCATTGTGTGTTACATCCATAATTCTAGCATTGTCTGGTAGAATTACAGCGCCACCGTCAATTCCTGTTACTGCTGCATAAGTTGAAGTAGATCCATCAACGACACATTCAGCTGCAAGTACAACTGTTCCTGGGAACGTTGCGCTTTTATCTTGGCCACCGTGTGATCTTACAACACCTTGAAAGGTAGTTTTTGCCATAGTGTTATCCTCCTAGTTATATTGATACAGTCTCTAGGCAGTCGACTATACGCGTCTGTACCAATTATTTATGTATAGTG